ATCGCCTTGAGAGCCTCCTTGTGTCCTGTCTTGGTTACTGCCCCCTCTTCACTTGGCGGGATAGCCTTCTCATCCTTGCTCTTAACCAAATAAACTTCATCAATGTGCTCCTTGAATATCTCACCCTGCCCTTCAGTTAAGTCTCCGGCAGCTACATCCTTATCAACACCCTCCTTCTGTTCGTCTAAGGACACGCCCCTCTTCCTGAAAGCGTTGATCGAGTCATTGAGTACCTTGGAGTGTTCAGGAGTCATATCCCTAGCCAGATGCCCAGCAGTCATTTCAAATGGAGCCATGCCGAACTCTGCTATGCCCTCAAGGAAAACACTCTTCCAGTCATCAACCTTACCCTCGGATGCCAACTGACCAAAGGCGTCACCAGCACTACCGAGCATACCCTGAAAAGCAATGGGAGCAGCAAACGGGGCGACTTTCTCTGTTCCCGTAAGTCCAATCTTAATTCCCTGATCCAGTAATCCCACCTTTGGTATTTTACCAGAAGTCCTAACTCCGATTTTCTTAGCCTTAGAACCAGCAGCAGTAGCAATCTCTCCAGCCACTTTACCCATCCTACCAGCAAGCCCCATAGATAAGGTGTCAAATACAGCTACAGGTAATCCGTACTTAATAGCCTTTGCCCTTGCTTGCTTAATCTTCTCTGGGTCATTAAGGGCATCGAACATGGCTTGGGGGTCATCCATTATATCCCTGCCAACTGTAGCCTCCATAACCTCAAGGAACTTGGAAGAGGCAGATAGATTATAGGATGTCTTACCCATGCCAGTAGAAGCTCCCCAGAGAATCCCAGTAGGAACGGTAATTATTTCTTCAGGCAATCCAACTTGTGGCCCAGCCTGACCTAAAGCCAAAGCAGTACCAGCACCACCAGCAGCACCACCAGCAATCTTCTTCCAACCGTGGTGCAGTAGGGCAGCTAAGGATTCGGTAGTTACCTCTGCTAAAATAGCCGGAGTTTCCTTTACCCCCCAGAACTCGCTCCAAGAATTTACAAATCCGGTTGCTTCCTGAAACTCCTTGAAGTGCGGGGAAACCTCCAATGCCTCCATGTCCTTGCGAATCTGAACCAACTTTTCGGCATCTTCGCGTGTGAAAGTTTTCTTGGGGCCAGTCAGTCCTGAAATCACATCAGCCTGTTTGGACATCAGTACCCCGCGTTTGGCAGGATCAGTGAAATAGGTAGAGAATGGGCCACGCTCCTCGGCAGGTCTGCCCCTCAGGTAGTTAAAGTCCTTTGCTGTCTGGCTGTCAAAGGCGGCTCCGTTCTTTCTTTCATCAAACCTCTTTGCAGACGGCTCGTACTGTTTAAGTTCTGGGTGGCTTATTGAGGCGTGTGGGTCTGACTGAATTATAGCAATAGCAATCTGCTCATCAGACAAACCAGCAGACTTGTCGGGGTATCTGTCCCTCCACCATTGAATAATAGAAGGCATTATTTTATTCCCAGACGACTACGCATCTCCTCGTCACTGATAAGACCCTTTTCCCAATCCTCAATAATCTTATCATTCCTGTCGCTTTTTTTCCGAATCTCCTCTAGGTTCTTTTCAATACCTGCTTTTGCTTTCTTAACTGCTTCCTTGGCGAGATTCTTTTCTTCTGGGGCGGGCTGCTTATCGTGTAACTCTTTAGAGGCTTTAAGTGCTTTCTCGGCAGTATCAAATACTGGGTATTTCTCAAGCCCCTTGCTTCTTGCTACCTTCCACGCCTCATCACCAGAAAGCTGTTTACCATCAACCATTGAAGGAATAACGTAATGCTTGCCATCAGATTCCACGGTTATAGTTTTTACATTGCTTACTGATCCGTCTGGATTTCTGACATTTGGATGTTTAGTCGGGAAAGGGGCTTCCTTAGCACCTCTAGACTTTATCTCATCAATGGCTTTAAGCATTTCTTTCTTCTGATTTCCAGTTATTTTTCCGTCCTTATGTAATTTAGATATCTTTTCTTTTTGCGCTTCCACTGTCTTTTTCCACTCAGACCATGCCTCTGTCTCTCCACCTTTAATCCTATCCATCTCCGCTTTAATCTTATCCATCTCCTTCCTATCAGCTTCAATTCTCTTCCTTACATCAGAAGGGTGTTCTCTCTTGTAGAGCCTGTCTCTTTCACTTGCCGGATTGCGACCCTTGACCGGAGGTGAAATTGGTTCTGTCGGTTTTGCTTTGGTCGGCATGGCCTTTGCCGCAGGAGCCAGCAGTCTCTTAAGTTCTAATAGCTTTTTCTCTCTTGCCTTTAATTCGGACTCGTCTCTCTCGATTTCTTTCCTGAGGGCAATTTTTTGCTTTGGAGAAAGATTTACTGCGCTAGTGGTTCCTCCAATGCCTGATAGGTCTGAAGGCTTCGTGGCGGCGCGTCCTTTTTTAAGAGCAGTAGACTTTTCCTTAATCGACCCTTTAATCCATTCAACTTCCTTGGAGGCAGAGGATATTTCATTCTTTATTAAGGCGGGGCCAGATAACTCAGAATCTCTCCAAGGCACACCCAGTTCGTCCAGTCCCTTAGCTTGCTCGTCATTTATTCCGGCGTTACTTTGCAATTCAGCTTCGTTTTCGGGATCAGGCACTATAGGCGTGGGAGTTTCTGCTGGGGAATCAATCTCAGGAGCGGGGTCTGTGCTCATCTCCCCTACAACATCGTCCGTAACTGTAGGCAGCGAAGAACCAGATAGCACTCCTTGTCCCTTTCTAAAGCCATCTAGGAACTCAGCAACTTTAGCTGCCTGATCGTGAGGTAGTAATTCTCTTCCGGCTGGTGATTTTGTAACTGCAAGCGGCGAAGTTCCCTGAAGGGTGGTACGAACGCTTGATGTGTGAACCATAGCCTGACTCTGATCCTTAGTTGGAACGTCAAATGAAAGGCCACCTGCTGGGGCTTCTCCGGTGCTGATGACTCTCTCAACCTTAACTATTGGATTTTCCAGTAGCCACCTTTGTGCAAATGACTCCGCAGTATCAATGGTAACGTCCATATCAAGTAGCATATTCTTATCTTGAGTTTCGCTACCGTCAGCACCCTTAAAAAGTATAGGTTTACCTTCGTTGTCTAGCTTAAACGGAACCTTCTCTGACTGATGATATGCAAATATGTTTTTAGCATTAGGGTTAGATTCTGTATCTTCATTCAGAAAACTTAACGGAACCCCTAGTGTCTTAAATCTGTCTACTAGATAATTTCTCGTTAAGACATCTTCTTCGCCCTGCGTACCATGCTTCTCCGTAGCCTCCGCTAACTGTTGATCTCTTGATCTGGAGCTTACTGATGCTCTAGCTGCTCCTTTAAGTGCTTGATAGGCTTTTCTTTTAACGTACTGAGCATCCAAAAGCTCATTCTTACCCATCTCATCCCATTCCTTCTGTAACGCATTATACACCTTCTCATTGTACTCCCTTACAGTTTTAGAAGCACCGGCTGGAGGTTTACCCGACTCTGCTATAGCAAGCCTAATTTTCTCCTCGATCACTTGAGGGCTGTAGATAAATTTTCCACTGGCATCCTTTTTTAAGATCAAAGCCATCTGCTCCCTGACAGCTCCAGCCTGATTATCTATAGCCCCGATTTGAGAGGTGTTGTTTGTGGCGGCTGACTGTGTGTCGTCGTATTTGTTTTTCTCAAGGGCGTAAAGTTTTTGATTAGTTACCGCTTCCATGTAACGCGATTCGGCCATCTTTGTATCGGAATTAGCGTTCTGTTGTGATACATCCCTTCCCGCTGTTACCTTATCAGTATAATCATCAACTTCTTTTTGCCTGAAATCGGCATTAGCCTGAGCTAAATTGGAGGCGGAAACTTCAGACCTTACTCTGGAATCAGCAAGAGATTGAAAGTCCTTATCTACGTACTTTTTGCTAATTTTCTTATCAAGATCGGCCTTAATCTTTTCTTGTTTTGCCGCTGCCATACTGGACTTGGCTGATGCTTTCTTTTCTTTTACACCAGCGCGTGTTTCCTCAATGAACCCTCCAGCTAGAGCCCCTTTACTTCCTTCGTGAGCCTGTTCAAATTGTTTTAGCAACTTGGGAGCCTCAGCAATATCAGACTTATCCCAGCCCCTCTCCTTGTCACGTTTTTCAGCTTCAGAAATTCGATCCTTTTGTGCTTTGGAGAGCTTGAACCTGCCGCTATCATAGTGTCCTTCTCTCACCAGTGCCTCACGTTCCAGCTTTGCCGTCTTAGCCTCCTCCTTCATCACCTTGGTCTGCGCTCTGGAGAGTTTCCTGTCCGACTTGTCTCTACGCTTCTGCCGCTGACTTTCTATAAAATCCTGACCTGCGCTCCAACCTGACTCAAATCCAAACTTAGCCATAATACTTTATCCTTATTTTCCTTGTAGATAGTTAGAGAACCCACCCTTAAAGGTTCCGGTCTTGGTCATTGCCGAGCCTATACCGCTCATTACCCCACCAGTTGCTATGCTTGCTACCCCTCCGAGTATTGCCCCGAAAGGATCACTCTGGTTAGCCATTTGAGTTCCCCATATTTGAGCCTGAGTGCCATAAATGTTGGATGCAAACTGAGTACCCAGAGCACCAGCGTTAGGATTAACTCCCAATCCCTGCTGTAAACCTTGAGCCATGAATGGAGCCGCTCCCTGTTGAGCACCAGCCACCTGACCGTACTGTGCTGTTTGCGGCATACCCATGTACGCTCTAGCCATGTTCATCCGATCACCCAAGAGTCTCCTGCCCATGTTGTATTGGGATAGAGTTTCCTGCATTGCTGGAGCAGTACCAAGCATCGGGCCACCACGGGCAGCAGAAGAACGCCTGAACGCTTGCTCCGCGAACTTGACTTCCTCATTAGACAATGACGTTCCCTTCTCAAGTTCCGCCAGTGTCATTTCAGCCAGCCTTCTGCGAACCTTGAATCCAACAGGGTCAGACTCCTCAATTCTCTTCAAAGCCTCATCAGCAAAGGCAGAGCCATACTTTTTCTGTATATCCAAGGCTGTCTGGGCCATCGTATCAGCACTACGCCTTTGACCTTCAAGTTGAGTAACCTGCTGGTCTAGGTCGGATATACCACGGAAATCGTAAGAAATAGACCTGTCACCGATTGATACAGACCCCTGACCACCCATCCTAGCTGCCGCCTCTATAGCTTTTCTAGCTGGGAGACTCTCTACATCGGCAATAATACCCTCGCGGTTCGCAGAAGCATAGTCAGGTGCGGCGGGTGGCGGTGGAGTTCCCTTGTTGACAGCATCGGCGGCTGCCCACCACCTTTTACGGTAGGACTCTGTAATCTTCTTGGCTCTATCAAGGCATTGCTGGTACATTCTGTTCCTCCCATGCGTTCATCGCGTTATCATAAAGGTGTCTCAAGTCGTCCCTATCTAGTCTTTTCATTTCTTCCACACTAATAAACTTACCGTAAAGGTCGTCACCCCAGTACCCCGATATATAAGTCTCGGCTACGTCAGGCGCATAGTCCGTTATAAAAACAAACGATCTCCCTAGCAAGCTACCGTCTATATTATAGCAGTCACCCACATACACACCGGACGGAGCTTTGGCCTCCATCAGTATATTCGCAGTTGGAACCTTGTCCTTGTACTGCCTCCCTTTTATTACTGGCCCGCTGACTAACATAAAATAACCTTTCCATCAATTCTGGTTGAAGCCTCCTTCTTTCACCATGTCTAATAGCGAAAATTTTGAGTTCTCTCCAATCGGGAGCCCTTTTCTCAAGTTCATCGATGACAGACGCCACGACCCATTCTCCTTCACATATGAGGTCTGAGATATAGAAACTGTCGCCCTCTGGGTTGTAGGGTTGCCAATGCCTATCCAAGTCACATTCATTGATTCGGTATCCCACTCCCACCCCGACCAATACACCGCTTTCCTCGACGATGCAGAGACCTCCATTATCGTTTTGGAATCTGAAGTATATCTCCAAGATATCGTCCGGCCATCCACCAAAGCAGAGCCCTCTGGAGTCACGCCTCCTACAGAAGCTAACGATGTCAGACATTCTAAATCTTGCGGTGTCGTCATTGTTCATTTTTCCAGTGCCATTGTATTGACAAATGCGCTCGTCTTGAAAGACCTCAGGTGAAGATAACCACTACTTGACTCGACTGTAAACTGAATCTCATTAAATTCTCCCTTAGTGCTCAGGCTGTATGACTTGGAGAATGGCCCAACTGTAGGCAGGGTGAAGGGGAGATCGACGGGAAGGGATACAGTTGCACTTGCCGTTACTATATCCTCCGCTATTAAAACATCCGATGCTGCCGCCCCCTGATCGAAGTCAGCATAAAGGTTTACACAATGACAGCCAACAACGCTACTGTTAAGCTCCATGTCTATGTGGTTGCCAAGTTTAGGGGAAAGGTAGTCACCGAACACATGACCCCTGCTCACAACCTTTGAAACTATATCCACCCCATTGTCCTGAAAAGTTGCCGCAACTGCTGAGTAGTCATTCACATAATCAAGCCAAGTTAGGACATTGCCTGAGTTGTCACCCATTATCATCTTGGGAAATGCACTGAATGTTGACTCTGAAAATACATTCGATGTCCAGCCCGTCCAGTAGCCAGCCCAAGTTTTAGTCACGGTATTGAATACAAAAGTGTAGTCTGGGGTTGAGGAGCTATCCAGAGGGACGCTTATAATGTACCTGTTGTCCCAGAATATAGCGCATGAGGTATCAGCAGCAGACCAGTTGATTCTCCTTATGTAATCATCTATCGGTACGGACAGTGGCTCGGAGACAGATGACTGTGCGCCAGAAAGAATAGTCCTTACAGACCTAACACCATCTCTTGCCAGAAAGAACACATCAGCACCCGCCTGAGCTATAGTCCTTCCAGAAATACAACCGATAGAGTTATCAATCCTGTGGACGTTCCAGCTCGAAGCCGAACTTTCTGCCGGATTAGTGGATACCAAATGAATGGAACGCTCCTTGAACACCAGCAGGTTAAAGTTGTACCAGCTCACTATTCCGGTAATTGGATCGCCCTCACCCCCACCAACCCTGAACTGGAAACCTGCCGCCCAAGTGCCGCCATCAAGTATATCACTTGCCGCCACCTCATCGTCATAATTCTCAGTGTTTGCACCGAATAACCTGTTGGTGTGGGTTATCAGGAACTTGCTTGTAGGTGGGCTGGAACCAACATCTGTCGCAGCAGCCCCATCACCCTCGTAGTAATGAAGATTACCGCTGCCGTCAGTCATGTAAATCTTGTCTACAAGCTGGGAAAACTCGACATTGTTAGACGATACAGGTGTGTAGCCGGATACAGAACTAAAGGTTGAGCCAGTAGATTTATACAGAACCCCGTTTGAAACAGTCAAAATCTCCTCGTAACTTGGTGTGTCAAGGAAGGAAAGACCCCTTATGGGATTGGTTAGGGTGGAGCCTACTAGCGATGTTCCCCTTCTGGTCGTAAGAGCACCAAACCTGTTGATGTCCATGTTCTGACCCAAGGCAAACTGGGAGTCCTTCAGGAGATTCGCCCGTACATTACTTACCTGACCACCTATAAAAGTACCAGTAAGATCGTATGCAAGCTGATCGTCCAGTCCATCGTTGTAAAATACAGGCATTAAATAAAGTCGTCGGTGCTCCAATCATTCTTAACCTCTGGTATTATTCTTGTGTTGGAGGCCGATTGGTGTGTCTCCATGTCTTTGGCAATCTGTAGCTGGGATGCGGCTTCCTGATATT